GCTGTACCGATGAGATAGGCCGAGTACCGCCCACGTCTCACGGCTCGCGTTTGCGCTGACTTCGAGGTCAGCTGCTGCGTTTTCGAGCCACTCGACCGACACGGTCGGCAGCTTCCGTTTCGATTCCACTGGATCTCCTTTCGAAGAGTCACGATCACGATCCTCGTTTCCCCTCATGATTTAGTAGTCCGAATTCAAAACAACGATCAGGGCGTAACACCAATCGATCTGCTTCCTTGTCAGTTTTCATGGGATGGGGCCACTGCCGCGACTTCCGGCTTCGCTTTCCCCTCCGAACGACAATCCGGCCATCTCGCGAACCGCCACGTGCGTCGCGACCAACTCCGGCGTCCTCTGACTCCCTCGCCGCGGCCAGACCACGTCCGCATCGGCAGGACCCCATCTCATGAAAGCTGAGTGGTGTCGGGCGCTACCCCGTTTCTCGGCTACACCGTAGAGCCGACCGGTTGCTCCCTTGCGGGTCCCGGTACGCTGGCACTCTTAAAGATCGATCCGCCGGAGCGGTGCAGCGAGCAAGGCTGCGGTATGGATTGAAGAATAAACAAAAGTTTATCAAGAGTCAACAAAAGTTTGTGCCTGTGTGGGAGGGCAAGTTCGACCGCGTGTGGCGAAGACGCGGATCAGCCTGTAAATTCTTGGGAGGAATTGGACGCAATCATGAAAATTCAACCTCTCCCACCTCTTCAGTGTCTTGTTTTCTTCGACGCAGCCGCAAGACACGGCAACTTCACGCGAGCAGCCGAGGAATTGAATGTGACGCAAGGCGCGGTTAGCAAACAGGTTGTGAAGCTCGAGACGTTTCTTGGGACAACTCTCTTTGTCCGAGATGCCAAGGCCTTGCATTTGACTCGCGCGGGCCAGCAGTACGCTGATCGGGTGCATGCGATTTTGGCCGACTGTGTCGAGGCAACTGCACTTGTGATGAAGGAGCAGACTCCGCACAGCCTTACTATTGCGTGCGCGTCCGGCACTGCAACATTGTTTTTGGCGGATCGGATTGCCGAGTTCAGCGCGGAGCATCCGGAAGTCTCCGTGCGAATTCTTGTTCGAGAAGGCGTGTTCAATTTGAACGCGGCCGAATTCGACATTGGCGTCTACTACATTCGCGACGTTCCTCCCCCCGGCATTGCTGGAACGGCGATCATCGCGGAGGACGTTCACGCATACTGCGCGCCGACGTTTCTCGCGGGGCGCCGCGTGCCTCCCCAGGACTTGATGGAGGCAACTTTACTTGTTGCGGAGGAACAGCAGCGTCAGTGGATGGGATGGCGAGATTGGTTTCGCCTGACTGTCGGCGAAATCGGGTTTCGTCCGGCTCGAACTATTTCTGCGAACAGCTACCCACTACTGCTGCAACTGGCACTGCATGGGCACGGAGCAATTTTGGGCTGGAAGCATATGATCACGCCACTTGTTGAGAGCGGGAAGCTGGTTTTAGCGTCGGATGCGCATGCAAGCTTCGGCGGCGCGTATCAGGTCATCTGGCCTGCGGATCGCCGAGACACGCCCGCGGTCACGATGTTTCGCGAGTGGCTACTGACGCATGTATAAGTCATACGATTGGTTCAATTTGCATCATTCCTTATGGTCAGGCTGCCCCGAGAATTTTTCATAGTAAGTAATTCGTAAATAGACGTAATATTTCGTGCGCGATCAAATCTTGTTTGATAGCCGTAATAACTCAATAATCCGAGGGCACGAAATAATGCAAACATCAACGTACGCGCGCGAGGCCGCGCCGAGTGCGAGCTCCGACACGCATCGGAGAGCTGTAATCGCCGTCATCGTCGGAAATGGTTTCGAATGGTTCGATTTCATTTCGTATAGTTTCTTCTCAGTCATTATTGCGAAACTATTTTTCCCGTCGACGGACGACAACCTGTCTCTGTTGCTGTCGGTTTCGACGATTGGCGTAGGCTTCTTTATGCGTCCGATCGGTGGCATCGTGATTGGCGGAATTGCGGACAAAGTGGGGCGCCGAGCAGCGCTTACGGTCACGATTGCATTGATGACCGCCGGGACGGCGATGATTGGATTCGCGCCGACATACAAAGATGCAGGGCTTGGTGCGCCACTGATGATTGTCGTCGCGCGTCTACTTCAGGGATTTTCGGCTGGAGGGGAAATGGGAGGTGCGACAGCGTATCTTCGCGAGCGCGTGCCGGCCGAGCGGCATGGATACTACACGAGCTGGATTCAGGCGAGTATCGGGTTCGCGATTATCCTTGCGTCAGTTCTTGCGGTGTTTATCGTGAAGTGCCTCGATGAGCAGCAGATCGAATCTTGGGGCTGGCGAATCCCCTTCCTTCTCGGACTCGGTCTCGGCCCGGTCGGGATTTATATCCGCAGTAGGCTGAACGACCCTGGCTTTCCCGCAGACGAGCGTTTGGGCGAGTGTGCGCCGGTCGTCGAGGTCGTCAGGAGCTTTTCGCGTGAGGCGCTTGTCGGATTTGGTTTAGTCGTCTTCTGGACGGTTTGCTCTTATGTCCTACTGTTCTACATCCCGACCTACGCTTCGAAGGTTCTGAAACTCCCGTCTTCTACGGGTTTCATCGCAGTGCTTGTCGGCGCGTCAATTGTTCTCTTCGTCACACCTTTGATTGGACACCTTTCCGATCTGTTTGGGCGCCGCTGGTTCCTTGCGGGAGCGTTGCTCGTTGCGATCGTCGCGGCTTATCCGCTGTTCGCTATGTTGAATGCCGCACCAGGGTTGAAGTCGTTGCTCGTGTTCCAGGTGGTGTTCGGGCTCGTTATCGCCAGCTACGAGGGGCCAATCCTGGCGGCGCTTAGCGACATGTTTCCAGACGGGGTTCTGTCGACTGGGATTTCGATCTCGTACAACCTCGCCGTGATCACGTTTGGTGGATTCTCCGCCGCGATCATTACGTGGGCGATTGCGACCACGCACAACAACCTCGCGCCGGCATTCTACGTGATAGCAGCGGCCATCGTGAGCTTGATATCCGTGTCTCTCTGGCAACCTCGCAGGAAGTAGAGCCGATTGGGCGGGCCTCTCGATGGACGATGCCGAGAGGCGCGCACCCTGCGAACGTTCAATCAGACCTACGAGGTGGCCACTTGAAGAAATACAACAGGGAGTTTGCCGCGGGGGCGTTGCAGTCCGTGAGCCTTATTGCAAAGGATCTCGGGATTCTCGCGGCAGAGAGAATTCGACATTTACAAGCGATCTTCTCCGCGATTGATGCACTGTCGGATCGGTCGGATCAATCATGCATTACGAGCGACCTTGCGCGGTGCGGGAGATGGATTGCAGGGGATGTCTGCGGTGACATTGACGACGCCGTCGAGTCTATAGCGCAAACATTGCAAGACGTCCACTAACGATCGCCGCGAAAGGCGGCTATCAGGGCCGCGACTTTTTCTGCGTCCGCAATGGGCAGCTCGAGGAGGTCGCGGACGGCCTGCTGTATCGACTCAGGAGCAGCATCAAATCTCTCCTGAATCTTCACCTTCTTCCCCGCCCCGACAGGCGGTTTTCGCGATCGACGCAGCGCGTCAAGTCCCGCGCTGTCGAGGCGCGACAAATCGTCCTCAAGCAACACGTTCAAATCAACCCGGAAGTGTTTTGCTAGCTGTGGCGCAAGATCCGACCGGCTACTGTCGCGCTTTTCCAGCGCATAGATCGGCTGCTGTGATTCGATGCCGATAGCGCGCGCAAGATCCGGACGGGTTTCGCCCGTCAGGGTGCGTAGTCGTGCGACGTTCTTTCCGAGTGCCATGAGCCGGACTCTATAAACAATTGTATATTCGATCAATAAACGAGAGTTGACTGACGATAAACTATGGTTTATCGTTCGCGCATGAACACTCCGTCGCAACTCTCACCATTCGAAACGTTGTGCCTCGCAGTCAGCCTTTGCGACTCGCAAGCCGACTTTGCGAGGAGGGTCGGCGTATCCCCCCAAGCTGCAAGTAATTGGATTAAGCGGGACCGCCGTGCGCCGATCGAAGCTTGTCCATTTGTTGAGCGCGCCGTTGATGATCCGCGCGTCGTGTGCGAAACGCTCCGGCCGGACTACCAAGGTTGGGTCGTCTTGCGCCAACTGATGCTGCGCGGCGACGAGAGCTTGCGGGAGCAGAAGGAGCTCGCGGGATGACGCCCTCGGGTTCAATGAAGTAAGGGGCGAAATCGCTTTCAGTTGTTTTATCGTGTTTGAGTTAAAGATATCCTATTGGACATGCTGTCCCTTACGAGCCAGCGGAAGGAGTCAACGTGACAAATGCTAACGACAAGTGCGCTGTGACGATCGAGGCAAGTCCCATTGGAACGGGGCGCGTCTTGATTGATGGTATTGAAGTCCGGTGCGTCCAGAGCGTCAACGCGCGCTTCCGAGCTGGGCAGGGGCCGGTAGTGGAACTGGGATTGGTCGCTGATGGCGGCACCCAGATCCACTACGACGGCGCGAACCTCTACGTCGAAGAAACTGCCATGCCCGCGGCACTCGAAATCGCTCTGTGGAAACACCTCGCGAAGAAGTACGGCCGCGAAATCGACGTTACAACGATGAGTTCGTCGACGCGCGATTACTGCCTCGTTGGCGACTAGATTCGCGTGATCTCGACGCCGCTTCGCACGAGTCGAAAGACATTTTCCGAGACGCGGTTCAGTGGCTCACCGTTCGAAAGTCGATATTCCTTCAGGCCCAACTCGCTGCTCTGTTCAGCGAACGTGCTCGTGTCGATCACGTCCTGGCGGACAACGACGTTGTACTTGTTGCCGCTTTTGTCGACTGCTTCGAAACGGTCAGTAATTGCGCTCATTGGGTCTCCGTTTGTGGCTACTTCGTGGTGTGGAAATCCGAATTCTGCCATGGACGTGAGACCCACCCATTTGAACCAAAGCGTGTGTCGCCTGTGGAAAGCGGCGTAGACGCTCAATAGCAACACCCAAGCCATTCACGAATCCTCGTTCAAAGCGTTGAGGATGAGTTTAGTAGTGCGAATGGTGCGAAAACACGTTTGTTTGGAGGATCGATTGAACATTCTCGATACGGCGCACGCCGTCGCTCACAACTATCCGGGCGGGTGCGAATCACTCGCACCGCGCCTCGGTGTATCGCCCGCCGTGCTTCGGAGCAAGGTGAATCCGAACACGGGTACGCACAAGCTCACGCTTCAGGAAGCGGTGCGCATTGGCGAGGTGACGGACAACGACGCGATTCTCGAAGCGTGGGCGGGCGAGCGCGGCTACGCGCTCGTGAAGTTGCCGAGCGCCGTTGACTGCTGCGACGCCGCGATCGTCGAGCTGATGGGCAAGGCGTGGTCGACGCACGGCGACGTCGGGCAGGAGATCGTGAAGACGCTCGAAGACGGCCGTGTCGAACGGCACGAGATCGAGCGCGTGGATCACCGAATCTTCAAGCATGCGCAGGTGCTTCTCGATATCTCCGCGCGGCTGCGCGGCATGGCCGAGTAGTGGGGAGCGCTTGAGTGTCGCCTACTACAACGAGCACGATCAAGTCGCCGCGGAGTGGCTGCGCAACCTCGTTGCGGCAGGCCGCATCGCGCCCGGTGACGTCGACGAACGCGACATCCGCGACGTGCATCCCGACGACCTTCGTCCATACGCCCAGTGCCATTTCTTCGCAGGCGTCGGCGTCTGGTCCTACGCGCTTCGTCGCGCCGGATGGCCCGACGATCGACCTGTTTGGACGGGTTCCTGTCCGTGCCAACCTTTCTCCGCGGCAGGCAAAGGACTTGGGTTTGATGATGAGCGGCACCTGTGGCCTGCGTGGTACTGGCTCATCGGCGAGCGCCGCCCTGCAATCGTCTTTGGAGAGCAGGTTGCGAGCTCGGCTGTCGACCCTTGGATCGACCTTGTTCAAGCTGACGTGGAAGCGCTGGACTACGCCTATGGGTGTGTCCCGTTTCCGTCTGCGGGCGTCGGTGCTCCGCACATCCGCGACCGGGCGTACTGGATGGCCTACGCCTACGGCCGCGCTCGCAGAGAAAGGCGTGCGCACGTTCGAGAGGGGGCTGATGGAAGCGATGCGCAATCATGGGCCGGATCTGGCGGCAGCGGCATGTCTGGCCGGCTGGCCGACACCGACAGTCGGCAACGCGGAGGGCTCGCAATCGTTCGAGGGCTTGAGCGCGACGGGCAAGACGCAGGACGGTCGCAAGGTAGCGGTGAGCCTGAATCACGTGGCGCAGTTCGCGGGATGGCCGACACCTACGTCGACGGATTTCAAAGGCGCACCGTCGAAACCGTATTCGGAGCGGGGCGGCGGCAAAAAGGGGATGCGCCTGGACGCAGCGGCACACCACTGGCTCGCAGGCTGGCCGACACCCACATCAACGGATGCGCTCCGGAATCCAACTGCGCGGTTCTCGACGACGAACATCACGTTGAACCGCGCGGCGGCGCTCCTGAAGGACAACCCCATGCCGGCTCGACTAACGGCTTCTGGCGAGCTGCTGACTGGCTCTTGTGTCGGGATGGAAAGTGGAGGCCAGTTGAATCCGGCACATTCCCGCTGGTTGATGGGTCTGCCGGTCGCATGGGACGAGTGCGCGCCGATCAAGCGCGCCTCGCCGCGCTTCGTCCACGGAAAGACCAAGGCAGCCGCCAAGGCCGACTCCGAGGGTACGGCAACGCGATCAACGCGGAAGCGGCGGTTGCGTGGATCGAAGCGTGCCGAGGAGTGATCGGATGAACTGGCTCGATCAATCCCACCGCGGAGACTGCCGTGACCTGATGCGCGCGATGATCGCCGACGGCGTGCGTGTGCAGACGATCGTGACGTCGCCGCCGTACTGGGGCCTTCGCTCGTATCTGCCTGGCGGACATCCCGACAAGGGCAGGGAGATCGGCAGCGAGTCGACACTGCGCGAGTTCATCGACACGCTCGTCGGCGTGTTCGAGCTCTGCCGCCAACTGCTCATGGACGACGGGACGCTCTGGCTGAACATGGGCGATGCCTATGCCTCATCGGGCGGACAGACGCCGATGCGCGGAGAGACGTTTGCCGGGCGCGCTCGCGCTAAGGAGAACATCTGCCTGAGCAACAGGAAAGCGGGCATCGACGGTCTGAAGGTCAAGGATCTGATGGGCCAGCCGTGGCGCCTTGCGTTTGCATTGCAGGATGCCGGCTGGTATCTCCGACAGGACATCATCTGGCACAAGCCGAACCCGATGCCCGAGAGCGTGCGCGACCGCTGCACTAAGGCACACGAATATCTGTTTCTGCTTTCGAAGAGCGAGCGCTACTACTACGACTTCCACGCGATGCAGGAGCCTGTGAGCGGTGGTGCTCATGCACGTTCGCCCGGCAATCGGTCACACAAGGCCACAAATGCATTTGCGGCGGGCGACGAGCATCACCGCACGAAAAGCGGACTCGTCGCGTACGCCGAGCGGCAGCGCGCCGCGGGCGTCAATCCGAAAGCTGTAGCGGTCGCCGGTTGGCAGACGGGACCGGGCGCACATTCGACTGTCGAGCACAACTGCGGCGCTCGTGCAAAGCGGCAGAAGCAAAACGAATCGTTCTCGGCAGCCGTCACCGACGTTGTCACGAGTCGAAATCGCCGGAGCGTCTGGACGATCCCGACGCAGTCGTTCGACGGCGCCCACTTTGCAACTTTCCCCGAGGCGCTCGTCGAACCTTGCGTGCTCGCCGGCAGTCGGCCGGGCGACGTCGTGTTCGATCCGTTCTTCGGCAGCGGCACGACCGGACAAGTAGCGCAGCGCCTCGGCCGCCGTTTCATCGGCTGCGAACTCAACCCGGACTATGAGCCGCTGCAGCGCGATCGTCTGCGGCAGCCGGGATTCGTTTTGGAGGTCATGTGAGCGAGCGCCCAACCCTCCACGTCGTTTCTCTGTCCGGCGGCAAGGACAGTACCGCGACGCTGTGCGTCGCACTCGAACAGCACGGTTCGGAGAACGTGCGTGCTGTGATGGCGGATAGCCCAGTCTCGTTCTTTCATCAGGGCACAACGGGCCATACGGGACAGGCGTCCACGATTTGGAAGGTCGTCGACTGGTCGAAGACGAGCTGCGGCGGCCGTCAATACGACCTTCTCGCGGACGCAGAACCTGCGACGGCATGCTCGTCCGCATACGGGCTCTGCGAATAGCTCCACACACCAACTATCTCAACAGGAGCCACTGATGGCCAAAAACTCAATCGACGTCTACGGGGCATCGGGCAAGGGCAACGTCCTTTCGATGAACCCCGACAAGCTGACGCTCGTCACGGACCCGAAGCACCCGCTGTACGACCGGCGCGTACATCAGGCGCCGAACCCGAAGACGGTTCGGAACTACCGCGCGCAGGGCGTGCTTGAGCTGGTGCTCTTCTACAAAGACCCGGAGACGGGCGAGAACCTTGTGATCGACGGCCGTCGCCGAGTGATTAACGCGCGCGAGCTGAACCGTCAACTGATCGATGCGGGCGAAGAGCCGATCACGATTCCAGCGATCCCAAAGCGCGTTATGCGCGACAGCGACAAGTCGTTCGTCGGAATGATGGTCAGCACGAACGAGATCCGCGAAGAAGACTCGCCGATCAACCGGGCCGAGAAGATGGCTCGCATGCTCGACGTCGGCCACACCGAGGATGCTATCGCCGTCGCGTTCGGTGTCGAGGTGCCGACCGTGCGCTCTGCTTTGAAGCTGCTCGACTGCTGCATGGCGGTGCGTGACGCTGTTGAGGCGGAACAGATCACTGTGTCGCACGCGCTGAAGCTTGCGAAGCTGTCGCCCGACGAGCAACGCGCGAAGGTTCAGGCGTTGATCGATGCCGCTGACGGCAAGGAAGGGCACGCGCGCTCGCGTGCGCAGAAGGCCGTGCTCGGCGGTACGGCGGCGCGCGTACGTCCGCGTAAGCAGATCGAGGCGGCGCTCGCGGAGGCGACGGGCGAGCGCTTGGCGGCGCTGCGATGGGTGCTCGGCATTGACGACGCGGAAAGCGCACAGGAGGCCACCGAATGAGTTTCGAGCACCTCAACCGCGCTATGCGCGAGCAGTTCCCGCCGACGGCCAAGGTGATCCTGATCTTTCTGGCGCGGTTGGCCGACGAGCAGGGGAATTGCGATCCGTCGATCGACGCCATTGCGGAATTCGCGGGCGTGACGCGCGTGACCGTGTCGTCGACCCTTCGCACGTTGGAGGAGGCCGGTGCGCTGCGCATTACGCGCCGTCCCGGCCACCCGAGCGCCTATCGCTTGACTCTCGGGAGAGCGTCTTGACTCCGACCGACATCAAAGAGCCCGTTCCGGCGCGCGCTGGCGAAGTGACGCCCGTTGCGGTGACAGCTCGCGCAGCGGCCACGCGTACGTGTCTGTCATGTGGCGCAAAGACTGACGCTGACGGCGCGTTGCCGTGCGGGCACTGAGGAGCCTATGAGCGTCAAGGTTATGAACGCGGTGTTCGAGCGCTATCCGGAAGGCGGCGGCGAGATGATTCTCGCGCTGGCGCTTGCGGACCATTCGCACGACGACGGCACGCACATCTATCCGAGCGTCGACAAGTTGGCTGCGAAGACGCGCCAATCGCCGCGTGCAGTGCAGTATCAGCTTCGCCGGATGCAGCAGTCGGGCTGGCTAATTCTCGTGAGCGAGTCGAAGGGCGGGCGTGGGAATACGCGCGAATACCGAATCAATTCGGACTGGATAAACGGTGCAGAACTTGCGCCCATTTCGTCGGGTTCAAAGGGTGCAAAAAATGCACCCAATGGAAAGGGTGCAAACGACGACGTAAAGGGTGCAACTGGCGACATAAAGGGTGCAAATCACAGCACTAAAGGGTGCAAAGCTTTTGCACCCGAATCATCAGGAACCGTCATAGAACCATCAGAGAACCATCAATCCGCGCGGCGTGCGCCGCGAGTTGCGTTGCATGGCGAACTGCGATCAATCGAGCTGCCCGACTGGTTGCCCGTCGACGCGTGGCTCGACTGGTGCGAGCACCGCGAGGCGAAAGCGGCGGAGAAGTCGGCGCCGTGGACACGCCCGGCGGCGAAGGTGTCGCTGCGCCGCCTCGAGAAGCTGAGAGAGCTTGGGCATGCCCCGGCGGACTGCATCGACGAAGCGGTATTGCGCGGCTGGACGGGGCTGTTCCCGGTAAAGCCGGACGGCGCGGCGACGACCGGGCAGGACGTTCCTTCCGATTGGCACAAGAGCGCGCAGGGTGTCACTGACCGCGGTAAGCAACTCGGCATCGAGCAGCGCGAGGGCGAAGTGTTCATGCGTTTCAAGGCGCGCGTCGTCAAGGCGAACGGGCCCGGCGAGGCGATGGAGGAAATGCTTCGCGAGGCTGGTCGCTTTGGGAATGAGACCTACGAGCAGTTGTACCGGTACTTCAACGACATCCCGCGCGATCAGGAGGCGACGTGACGAAGCGCGCTTCACGGCCGCTCGTCGTTCCCGAGGGTACGGCGATGGTTGGCACGGCACGCGTGCGCGACGACCGAACTATCGGTCGCAGCTTCGCCGAGCGCGAGCTGGCGCGCCGCACGGGCAAGCAGCCGAACTCCGAATTCGATGAAATCGCATCCGGCGACCTCGACCGGCCACTCTTCACGCCGGTAACGACGGCGAAGCGCTCGAAGTACCGCAACACGAAGTGCGAGCACGACGGCATCAGGTTCGACAGCAAGCGCGAGCGGTCGCGATGGTTCGAGTTGATCAAGCAACAAGACGTCGGGCTGATCAGCGGTCTTCGGCGTCAAGTGGCGTTTGAGCTGATCGCGCGTCAGCGGCGTTCCGACGGTTCGATCGAGCGAGCAGTCGAGTACGTTGCCGACTTCACCTATCGCAATTCGGTGGGTGAGCTTGTGGTCGAGGACGTGAAATCAGCGGTGACACGGAAGAACAAGGACTACGTCATTAAACGAAAGCTGATGCTCCGAGAGCACGGCATCACGATTCAGGAGGTCGAGTGAAGAAGACGGTGAGCTTGAGCACGGGGAACTGGCTGATCTGCGATTGCTTGAAGCGGAAGGCCGGCCGCCGCGGGCTGACGATTGAGCAGATCGGATACGAAGCGTCGATGACGACTGATACGGTGAAGGGGCGCATACGAAACCTTCTCGGCAAGAAGTATGTTGAGCGCATCGAAGGCTCGCGCCCCACGACGTACCGCTGCTTGCTCAAGGAACTTCCGCCGCCGACTGAGTCGCCGCAAGAGAGGCTCTTGAAGCGAGCAGCCGAACAGCATCGAGAACGTAACGCGGCGATCGCGCACGCGGCATTCGCCATGGACCGGATGATTCGTTCCTGCGCAGTCGTTGCGCAACGCGATCGGCGCCAATGAAGCGAACGGGATTCAAACGAAAGCCGCATTCGCCGTTCAGCAGCCTGACGCGAACGGCGACGCTGAAGCGTCAGAAGGCGATCGTGAAGCGGATCAAGCGGCCGACCGTCGCCGAGGGTTCGAAGTATTTGGCGGCGTGCCGCGGCGAACCGTGCTTTCTGCGTGTGCCGGGTGTGTGCCGTCTTAACCCGCTCGACGAAACCGTTGTGCCGTGCCACTCGAACCAATCGCGCCACGGGAAGGCCGGGGCGATGAAGGCGAGAAACGAATTTACGGTTCCCGGTTGCGTTGCGTGTCACGCGTGGATCGATCAGAACCGGGTCGGCACGCCGAAGCAGGCCAAGTTCGATGTGTGGGATCGGGCATATGAGGAATGGGAGCCGGTACGGGCTCGAAAGATGGGAGAAGCAAATTGCCAGTGAGGATGTGGGTTGAGATTCCGGACGGTTCGTATAGCGTGCCGAGACATCGCGGGCGGGGCGGAATTATCGTCTGTGAGCGGAAGCGCGAGATCGACGCGACAGTATTTCGAATCGCTCGAATCGCCACCGTTAAGCGCCAGTTGGTCGCGGCCGTCGAGGTGGATGCGTTTATTCCCGAAATGCACCGATTGCGCGTCCCGGAGTGCGATGGCCGTTGGGTGGAGCCGGGCGTTTTCCGGACGAAGGCATACGCGTATCGAAACCGGAGCTCGCGTGTGCTCGGCGCGTTCATCAAGAGTGGTGATGATGCATGGGACGTGCGGGGGATGTCGTGAGCGCCTATCTCTACTTCGACCAGGGCGAGATTGCGGAGCCCGTGGCAAAGATGGCGGTGCGTCGCAACGAAGCAAGCACGGGTCGCCGCGTCATCGCGTTTCCGGGCTGCCCGCTCGAAGGCGTCGAACTCAAAGGCGGCCAAATCGAAATGCGGTTTCCGCGCAGCGAGGAGATACGCACTGTCCTGATTAACTGGCTGATGTACTGGGGTATCCCGTTTCGAGTGATTCCGTGAGTGTTTAGTTAAGAAGTCGGATTGGAGAGGCAGGAATGCATAGGGATATCGAAATTAGACTGGAAAACTGGGGAAAGGCACAACGGACGGGGGCGGGGGGCGGGTGGGCTATCGGGTCGGCAGAAGGGCGATACGTCGCGCCGTCAATCGAGAAACGCGTCGCGCAGGTCACAGCTATCGATTTGCTAGATGCCGATGAGGTAGAGCAAGCATGGAGAAAGATCATGCCGTTTGATAAAGAAGTGTTGCGCATGCACTACATACTTCGCATGGACCCTAGAGTGATTTGTCGAAAGCTTCGAATTCCGCACCGACCGGTCAGCACCTTCAACATGGCTCTTTCGCACGCGAAGCGAGAAATCGAAAAAGTTTTGGATAGAATGACGGAGAAACGGCGTGCCCATGTGGCGCGACAAAAAGAGGTTGATAGGTTAATACAGCGATTTCGGGAATAGATATGGGTATTGATGAGCTTTGTAGGGCAGTTAAGACTCCAACCGATCTCAAGAGCCTTCCCGGTTACACAAACCGAGTTGATCCTGCTGCCACGGAGCTCAGAAGAGTGATTTGGCCATATACATTTCCTTTCGAGATTCAATGTTCGCTGACGAACTGTGGTGCACGCCACAAGTCCGGCGTGATTATTGAGTTAGAGGATGGGGCCGTATCAAATATAGGGCACATTTGCGGTGCCGATCCTGACAAGTTCTCGACGAAGTTCAGTCAGGAGATGGTGCGGATGACGGAGGGGCGATTGCGCGAAACGATGATGCCCGTTCTGTTGGACCGAGCGACGTTACAAACAATCGAACGCGATGTGCGCTCTGCCTATAGTTCGGCGCAGAGATGGCTTACGTGGAAGAGTGCATTCTCTGAAATGTTTCCGGAGGCGACGCAGGAGGTTGGCCGACGAATCGCGTCGGGCGTCTCGATGGCTATTAGCGAGACAATCGAACGAACGGAAAAAGAGATCGACGAGATTGTGGCGGCCGGATTGGCGCAAAGTCGCTCCAGTGCGCGGTACTATGAAGTTCGAAAAGGCGTTATCGAAGGCTCGAAGGTCTGGACGCTGTTTGAGGGTGACTTGGAAAGGATGTGGCGTCGAACCGACGCGTTGCTTGCCGCAGATCCGCAAGCAGCTTCCATCAGCAAGTTGCATGCTTTGTTCACTGACGTTCACCAGTTGCCGAACGAAGTGCGATCGGTCGTCGAAGCCTGCGAGGCAGGGAAGTTGTTTTTTTCCACATCGAATCTCAGCTTGCTGGCTGAGCTGCCAATGAGTGCTTCAGCAAAGAGGCGACTCGAATCGCTGACGCCTGGTCAAATCGAAGCATACATTTTCGCCAAGAAGCCAGGCGGAGGTACTCCAGCTGTACCTCGTAAGCTTACGAAGAAGCAGCGTGACCACTATCGACGTGCTGGTTTGAAGCCTCCCGAATATTAAATGCGAACGCTTTCGAAAAAGCGCTTGTATACCAAGCGCGAACTATGTATCATACTTCGCAGATGACCGATACCGCATAGACGCGCGACTTCTCCCACCGGGAGAGGTGCGTCGATAGAATACGAAGCCCGCAAGGTGAAAGCCTCGCGGGCTTTTTCGTTTCCGCGCCCGGAGCTGATAAGGCTGTTCTGATGTTTCGCCGTCGTTCGAACTGGGTGCGTGCGGCTGTGACGGTCATCGCGTTCATGCGACTGCATTACGCAGACCGACGAGACGAGCGACATTGCGTTACGGCTGTGCAGGCGGCAACTCGATCAAGTCGTCGACGGGCACGGCAAGTGCGCTGGCGATCTTAGACAGCACGTCGGTAGTACCGACGCGCTGCCGGGTTTCGATTTGGCTGAGATACGGTTTGCTGATGCCGGCTGCTGCGGCGAGCGCATCTTGCGTCATGCGCAGATGATTGCGCCAAGCTCGAACAGGGTGATCGCCCGCCAGTTCAGCATCGAGCACAGCGGCCGGGATGCGGCGGCCGTCGTCGCTTGCCTTGGCCTGCGCGTAGAGCGCTTCATCTTCGAGGTCTTCGATCAGGTCCTTCACGCGGTCCCACAGTTCGATGGGGACCACGGCAAAGGCCCGGTGGCCGTCCTGCTCGATAAATTGAACTTCGGTCATTTGTAGGCACCTCCACGGGGTTTGACGGCCAGCACAACGATCACGACGCGGCCATCTTCGATTTCGTACAACACACGCCAATCGCCAACTCGGAGCCGGTAGCCGGGCTGGCCCGCCAACTTTTTCGCGTTCGGATTCGGTGCGTAGGGGTCAACTGCCAGTGCATCGATCTTTGCCCGAATCGTCGCCGAAATGTTGCGCGGCATTGCCTTGAGGGCTTGGGCGGCTTGTTTGGTGAATTCGATTGAGTGCATGCACACATGTTAGCACATTGCTAACAAATATGCAAACAAAGTTAGCGGATTTGTAGAGATGGCACGACGCCCGATGAAGCCGTGCAAGCACCGGGGGTGCGGTGCGCTCGTCGCGGATGGTAAGTCGCACTGCGATCAACATGCGCACGAGGCCGTCAAGTGGAAGTCCGACGCGGTGCGCGGCAATCGTCATGCGCGAGGATACGGAACCGCGTGGGACAAGATCAGGCAGCGCATCTTGCGCCGCGACAGCGGCCTCTGTCAACCCTGTTTGCAAGCAGGGCGCGTGACTGTCGCCACTGCGGTTGACCACGTTATTTCGAAGGCGCGGGGTGGCACCGACCACGACGAGAACCTGCAAGCGATCTGCCGTGACTGTCACGCGGCGAAGACGGCGCGCGAGCGGTTGCGGTGACGTGGTGGTGGCCCGCCCGTCGTTGCCCGCCCGGCGAATGCGCCGGGTGGGGAGGGGGGGGAGAAAAAGTCTGGAAGGCGCTGCCTTCGGGACCGCCCGCTTCGTCAAATTTTCACGCCCGCGAAAAATGAAATTTAAAGGTTGAGCAAAACATGCCCGGAGTTGCGGGCCGCTCCGGACGTCGACCGAAGCCCGTTGCAAGAAAAGAGGCCGCCGGTAATCCGGGCAAGCGGCAGTTGAATACCCAAGAGCCCGATTTCGGGCTGGTGACAAATATCGATCCGCCGGAATGGCTTGATCCGCTGGCGGTCGAGATGTGGGAGCGCGTTGCGCCCCTGCTCTGCAAGCAGAAGATTCTCCAGTTCACGGACCTGCATAACGTCGAGATTTTTTGCGCGGCATACGGCAACTGGCGACGCGCGCAAGAGCAGCTGGCGCGTGAAGGCCCGGTGGTAGAAGGGGCACAGGGCGGCCCGGTGAAAAACCCGGCCGCGACCGTCGTGAAAGAGGCAGCCGGCCAGATGGCGACGTTCGGCGCGATGCTCGGGCTCGATCCGTCGAGCCGTCAGCGTCTGATCGGCCCGAAAAAGAAGAACGCCGGCAATCCCTTTGCCGATCTGCTGGGTTGACGCATGGCACGAGAGTCTTTTCCGCTGGTCGCGCGAGCGAACCAGTTTGCACGTGACGTCGTGCGCGGGAAGGTGCCGGCATGTCGGTGGGTGATTCTCGCGTGCCAGCGTCATCTGGACGATCTCGCGGCGAGCAAGTCGGCCGCGTTCAAGTACAAATTTGACCCGGCAAAAGCGGAAAAGAAGCTGCGGCTGATTCAGCTTTTGCCGCATACGAAGGGCGAATGGGCCTACAAGCGCCAGCTCGTGACGCTCGAGCCGTGGCAGCTGTTCGGCTTGGCTTGCACGTTCGGCTGGGTTAGGAAGAAGACGGGATTTCGGCGCTTTCGCGAGTCGTACTGGGAGGTGCCGCGCAAGAACGGCAAAAGCGTGATCGCCGCGGGCGTCGGGATTGCGATGTTTACCGCCGACGACGAATTCGGCGCCGAGGTGTATTGCGGCGCGACGACCGAGCGGCAGGCTTGGGAAGTCTTTCGGCCGGCGCGGCTGATGGTGAAGCGCTCGCCGCTGCTCATCGAACACCTCGGCATTGAGGTTAACGCACAGGCGTTGAATCGGCCCGAAGACGGTAGCCGCTTCGAGCCAATCATCGGCAATCCGGGCGATGGCGCGTCGCCGTCCTGCGCGATCGAGGACGAGTATCACGAGCACGATACGAACGCGCAGTACGAAACCATGCTCACGGGGATGGGCGCGCGCCGGCAGCCGTTGATGTTCGTCATCACGACGGCGGGCGCCAACATTGAAGGGCCGTGCTACGACAAGCGCCGGCAGGTGATCGAAATGCTCGAAGGGACGGTGCCCGACGACGAGCTTTTCGGGTGGATCTGGACCATCGACGAAGACGACGATTGGACCGATCCGCGCGTGCTCGCGAAAGCCAACCCGAACATCGGCATCTCGGTCTATCAGGAGTATCTGGAGAGCCAGCAGCAACGCGCGATCAAGTCGGCACGGTTCACGAACACGTTCAAGACGAAACACCTGAACGTGTGGACGTCGGCGAAGGCGGGCTATTTCAACCTCGAAGACTGGAAGGCGTGCGAGGACCGATCGTTGTCGCTCGAGCAGTTCGAGGGACAGGACTGCGTGCTGGCGCTGGACATGGCGCGCAAGCTGGACTTGAACAGCATGGCGCGGCTTTTCTGGCGCGATATCGACGGGCGGCGGCATTACTTCTGCGTGGCGCCTCGATTCTGGGTGCCGGAAGACACCGTGCGCAATACCGAAAACCGTCGTATGGCCGAGCGCTATCAGGCGTGGGTCAACCACGGCTTCCTGATCGAAACGGATGGCGCGGAGATCGACTATCGCGAGATTCTGGAAGAAGCCAAGGAAGCCAACCGGCGGTGCCCGGTTCAATGCACGCCGCTCGATCCGCATGGTGCGACGAACCTGTCGCACCAGCTCGCGGACGAGGGCCTGACGCCGGTCACGATCGTGCAGAACTACACGAACATGTCGGACCCGATGAAGGAGCTCGAAGCAGCGATCACGTCACGACGGTTCCATCACGACGGTAATCCGATCATGACGTGGTGTATCAGCAACGTGATCGGCAAGAACCTGCCCGGCAACGACGACGTGGTACGTCCGGTCAAGCAGGGCAACGACAACAAAATCGACGGCGCCGTGGCGCTCATCATGGCGGTGGGCCGCGCGATGCTGGCCGATCGCGTCGATTCGGAGTCGATCTACGATCAAGGGGTGGGCGTTTGAAATTCATGGGTATTGCGGCCTGGGTGGCGGGTCTCGCCGGGTTTGCGCTGCTGGTGACAGGCGTGGTGCTGATCAGCGTGCCGATCGGGCTGATCGTCGCCGGCGTATTGCTGCTGTTGTGGGCGCTGCTGGCGGATATCGCGGCCGCGCGCGCGGCACGCGCCACACAGCCGAAGGAGTAGCGCGATGTTTTTCAGCAGGCAGTTGTTGTCGAACCTCGGCCAGACGCAGCCGGGTTCGGGCGGTTGGGTATCGGCGCTGCTGGGTAGCGCCCGGTCCGAAGCTGGACAAGTCGTCACCCCCGCGAGCGCGTTGTCGCTGACGGTCCTGCAAAACTGCGTCACGCTGCTGGCGGAAAGCATCGCGCAGTTGCCGGTCGAACTGTATGAGCGCTCCGGCGACGACCGAAAGCCGGCGACCGATCATCCGCTGTATTCGATCCTGAAGTACGAGCCGAACCCGTGGCAAACGCCATTTGAGTATCAGGAGCAGTCGCAGGTGGCCGTGGGCCTTCGCGGCAATAGCTACAGCTTCATCGATCTCGATCAGGACGGCGTGATTCAGGGACTGTATCCGCTCGACAACGAAGCCGTGACGGTCATGAAGGGACCGGACCTGAAGCCGATGTATCGCGTGGCCGGCGCCGATCCGCTGCCGCAACGGCTCGTTCATCATGTTCGATGGATGTCGATCAACGGGTATACGGGCCTGTCTCCGGTCTTGCTGCATGCGAATGCGATCGGGCACGCACAGGCGATCCAGCAGTACGCAGGCAAATCGTTCATGAACGGCACGGCGCTGTCGGGGGTCATTGAACGGCCGACAGACGCGCCTGCCTTGAAGGATCAGGCAAGCGTTGATCGCATCACCGACGGCTGGAACGCGAAGTTCGGCGGGTCCGGTAACGCGAAGAAGGTCGCGCTGTTGCAGGAGGGCATGAAGTTCAAGCCGCTGTCGATGACCAACGTCGACGCGGCGCTGATCGATGCATTGCGACTGTCGGCGCTCGATATCGCGCGGATCTACAAAATCCCGGCTCACATGGTCAACGAGCTGGAGCGGGCGACGTTCAGCAACATCGAGCATCAGTCGCTCCAGTTCGTGATCTACACGCTGCTGCCGTGGGTGAAACGGCATGAACAGGCGAAGACGCGCGACCTGCTCTTGCCGTCGGAGCGCAAGCAGTACTTCATTGAATATAACCTCGCGGGGCTCTTGCGCGGCGATCAGTCGTCGCGCTACGCCGCGTATGCGGTCGGGCGCCAGTGGGGGTGGCTGTCGATCAACGACATTCGGCGGCTGGAGAACATGCCGCCGGTCAAGGGCGGCGACATCTACCTGAGTCCGATGAACATGGTCGATGCGTCCAAGCCCCAGCCGATACCGATGGGCAAAACCGAGCCGACGAAAGCGGTGCTCGACGAAATTGGGAGGATCCTTTCTTGAAACCGCACCTCAGACTCGCCAGCCTGATTTTCAATCAGCCGCAGCTCGTCACCGACCCGATGATGTCGCTCGCGGTGCAGTGGGCCAATCAGGCGCTGAACCTGAACATCGTCAACCTGACGGTGAACAGCGCACAGCCGAAACTCATGGAGGATGACGAGCTCGACCGTGGCGCGCAGATGGCTCGGGCGTCCGAGCGTCGTCGTGCGCTGGTCGCCGACACCGGCCTGGACATCATTCCGGTGTCGGGCATTCTGGTTTCGCGCTCCGCGCACATGAACCCGTGCGAGCCGATGACGAGCTACGAGGGGCTGCGTGCCGCGGTGAATCAGGCTGTGGCCGACCCCGCGGTCGAACACATCGTGCTCGATATCGACAGCAATGGCGGCAGCGCCACCGGCGCGTTCGAACTGGCCGACGATATCCGGGCCGCGTCGCTGGTCAAGCCAATTACCGCGATCGTGAACTTCTCGGCGTTCTCGGGCGGCTATCTGATTGCCGCTGCGGCGTCGCAGGTCATCGTGAGCCGCACGTCCGGCGTCGGGTCGATTGGCGTCATCGCGAACCATCTGGACGTGTCCAAACGTGACGAGCAGCAAGGGATCAAGGTGACGTCGGTGTTTGCCGGGGACCACAAGAACGATCTCACCCCGCACGAGCCGCTGAGCGATCAGTCGCTGGCGTTCCTCACCAGCATGGTGCAGAACAGCTACAAGCAGTTCGTCGATGCCATTGCGAATTTCCGCGGCCTGAGCACGCAGGCAGTGAAGAACACGCAGGCGGGCATCTTCTTCGGTCAGCAGGGCGTCGAGGCGGGACTGGCGGACAGCGTCGAGACGCCCCAGGCCGCAATCAACCGGATTGCGGCCGAAGTGCGCGCGTCGCGCGCCGAACGTCAGGGCGGCAGTGCGCGACGCAGCATTTCCGCCCGTGCGGCCGCGATGAACATGCAAGCCACGATGTAAGCCACCGAAAAAATCGGGTTTTTACGATCAACATCCGAGCGCGTTCGCGTCTCAGTTGAGCACTGCCACCTTCGGGTGGCATTTTTTTAGGAGAAGGGTAAGTGAACATCCATGAACTTCGCCGCGAACGCGCAGCCATCAACCAGCGTGTGCAGGCGTTGGCGCAGATTGAGGCGGGCGGCGCCGCCTTGTCGGTCGAGCAGCAGGTCGAATTCGACCAGCTCAGCGCGAAATTCAACGACCTCACCGCGCAGATCGAGCGCGCAGAAGCCGCCGAACGGATGGCCGCAGCGGCAGCGGTGCCGGTCGATCCGACGCCGGCCGCTGTCGCGGCGCCGGCTGCATCCACCGTGCCGGCACAGCCGAAGGCGCCGGAAGTGAAGGGCGCGAAGATGGCCCGCATGGTGCGTGCGCTGGCGGCCGCACGGGGCGACGCGCAACTCGCCTCGAAGATCGCGCTGGAGCGCGGTTTTGGCGAGGAAGTCGCGATGTCGCTCAATACGTTGTCGCCGGGCGCGGGCGGTGTGCTGGTGCCGGAGAACCTGTCGAGCGAAGTCATCGAGCTGCTGCGCCCGAAGTCTGTGGTTCGCCGGCTGGGGGCGCGCACGCTGCCGCTGCCGAACGGCAACATTACCATCCCGCGCCTGAAGGGCGGCGCCATCGTCGGCTATATCGGCGCAGACACCGATATTCCGGCCACGCAGCAACAGTTCGACGATCTGAAGCTGACGGCCAAGAAGATGGCCGCGCTCGTGCCGATCGCCAACGACCTGATCAAGTACGCGGGCGTAAATCCGAACGTCGATCAGATCGTGGTCGGCGACCTGACGTCGGCGATCGGCGCACGCGAAGACAAGGCGTTCATTCGCGACGACGGCACGGCGAATACCCCGAAGGGTCTGCGTTTCTGGGCGCTTCCGGGCAATGTTCTGCCGGCGAGCGACGCATCGACGCTGCAAAAGATCGAAACGGATCTCGGCAAGGTGATTCTGGCGCTGGAGAACGCCGACGCCAATCTGACGCAGCCGGGCTGGATCATGGCGCCGCGTACGTTTCGCTTCCTCGAAGGCCTGCGTGACGGCAATGGCAACAAGGTCTATCCGGAGCTCGCCAACGGCCTGCTCAAGGGCTATCCGGTCGGCAAGACGACGCAGGTGCCGATCAACCTCGGCGCCGGTGGCAACGAGTCGGAGATCTACTTCACCGACTTCGGCGACGTGTTCATCGGCGAGGCCGAAACGCTGGAAATCGACTACAGCAAGGAGGCGACCTACAAGGATGCCGATGGCAACGTGATCAGCGCGTTCCAGCGGGATCAGACGCTGATCCGCGTGATCGCGAAGAACGACTTCGGCCCGCGCCACGTCGAGTCGATTTCGGTGCTGGCGGGCGTCACCTGGGGCGTGTAAGCGCATCTGCAACCGTGCGGCTTGTCCGGTATATCGGCGAGCCGCACTTCGGAGAAGAACATGAAAGTGGTCAAGTTTCAGCGGCATTACGCGCAGTACACGCCGGGTGATGTCGCGGGGTTCGAGGATGCGCATGCGGACCGGCTCGTCGAGGCGCAGATTGCACGTGCGCATGAGCCAGAAGCGAAGGAAATGAAAGCGCCAACAAAGGCTGACACGTCCAAGCCGACGGCGACGAAGGGGTAAGCCGCTATGGGCGCTGTTCTCGTCGACTATCTGGACGAAGCGGAGCCGCTGACCTTCGAGGACGTCGCCATTCAGTGCCGAATCGACGATGATGACGAGCGCGCGTTCGTCGAGCGCGTGGTGATTCCGGGCGCTCGTCATGCGGCCGAGCGAAAGTCGGGCGCGGCGATTCGCAAGGCGCGCTACGTCGAGCGGCTAGCGGGTTTCCCGGGGCAGGATTTTCCGCTGTCGATCGGGCAGGTGCTGTGTATCGAACGCATCGAAACGCGCGACGCTGCCGGCATGACGTCGATTCTGGATCCGCGGGCGTATGAGCTCGTGCAACTTCGCTGTGCGCACCGCTCGGCACCGGCCACTGGCCGTCGGCGCAGGCCGTGACGCTCACGTATCAGGCCGGGATCGACATCGACAAACACCCGTCGGTGCGCGCATGGTTGTTGCTCGCGGCGGCATGGGCGTACGACCATCGGGAGCTGTTCTCCGAAGGTCAGACCATCGCACAGATGCCGGACGGTTATGCCGATCTGCTGCTCGATTCGATCACCGTTCCGCCGAGGTTCTGATGAAAGCCGGAAAACTCAAAGAGCGCATCGTCATCGAGCGGCCGAGCGGCGAAGAAAACGAGAACGGCGAAGCCTTGCCGAACTCGTGGGTCGTGCACGCGCGGCCGTGGGCCGACGTGCTGTTCGTGAACGGCAAGGAACACGTCGTGTCGGGGGCGGTGCGAGGCTCCACAGTCGCCAGCATGCGCATTCGTTATCGAGCCGGCATCGACGAGCAGATGCGCGTGCGGTATGGCGGCCGGCTGTACGACATCACCGCCGTGCTGCCCGCGCGCACGCGCGGATACCTTGACCTGTCGGTGAAGGTGGGAGAAAAGTATGTCTAGCATTCAGATCGTCGGGCTCGCCGACCTGCTTGCGGATTTCGAAAGGCTGGCGAAATCGCAGTCGACGAAGGCGCTTCGGCGCGCGACGGTGGCCGGTGCGAAGGTGATACGCGATGAGGCGCGCAAGCGCGCACCGAAGAAAACCGGGAAGCTGCGCCGCAATATCGTCTCAGCAGCACTTCGGCAGAAAGACGCTCCGGGCTTGGCGACAGCAGGCGTACGCGTCCGGACGAAGGGCAAGGCCGATTCGCCGAACAACGCGTTTTATTGGCGCTTCGACGAGTTCGGCACACAGCACATGAAGGCGCAGCCGTTTATGCGACCGGCGTTCGATGCGTCGATTGGCGAGGCTGAAGGGGCGATTCGCACCGAGTTGGCGCGCGCGATCGATCAAGCGCTCGGAGGGCGGCGGTGAGCGTGATCGTAGTCCGTGACGCCTTGCAGGGCATAGGTGGTGCGAAGGGGTATCTCGGCGTCGCACCGGAGAAGGCGCCGGCGCGGTATTTCGTCGTCACGCGCGTTCACGGCGCGCTCGATATGGCACTTGCCGGCCCGACTGGTGGCCGTTCTGGTTCGTATCAGATCGACTGCTACGCACCGACGTTTACCGACGCGGACCGTCTTGCCGATCTGGCGGTTGATCGCGCGATGTCAGTTCAGGATCGGTTCTCGGTTGGAGGTGTCGACGAGCTGCCGGACGACTATTCGGCGGACACAGGACTTTTCCGCGTCAGCTTGGAACTGTCGGTCGAGTTTTGACCTGCACCACGACGATTCATTTGGCCCGCCGCGTGCGGGCCGTTTCATTTGTGAGGGGCTTATGGCCGAAAGAAGCAAGCGTATCCGATCGCAGGGAACCAAGGTTGAAGTTTCGAAGGTGCCGTCGTACGACCTCGATGCGAACGACATCACCTTCGTTGATCTCAACACGACCACCAAGCAAATCCAGTGGCAGGGTGGCCAGTCCGAAGAGATCGACGCGACGACGTTCGCTAGCGAGCAAAAGGAATCCGAGCTCGGCCTCGGTGATCCGGGCGAATTCTCAGTCCAGGGCAATTACTCGTCGGACGACGAGGGGCAGTTGATCTTGCGTGCTGCGCACTCCACGAAAGCGAAGCACGTCTTGCGCGTCACGTTCTCCGACAAATCGCAATTCCTGATGATCGGCATGGTGCGCCAGTACTCGTGGTCCGGCGGGGTGAACGCGATCATCTCGTCCAGCTACAGCATTCGGCTGAGCGGTGCGCCGAAGATCGTACCGCCGCCGGCGGCGTAATTCCAGAATGCAGATAGGAGATGTACGTGGAAAACGAAATTCAAGGGCTGTCGGATCTGCGCGCAGCTGCGCTCAATCCGCTGACCGGCTGGCGGCACGAGCTGATGACCGTGCCGGAGTGGAACGACGAGAAGATCGCCGTGCGCGAGCCGACGGTCGGCGACCGCATGTTCTGGATCGCAGCGCTACGGGACATCGCCGGGGTAACGGAGGGCGACGACGAAACGGCGGTTCGCGAGAAGTTCACGCGCGCGAGCGACGACGCGCACATGCAGGCGAATGCGCGGCTGTTCGTTCGTGTCGTGTTCGGTGAAACGCCGGATGGTTGGCGGCGGCTATTCTCGGACGACGATGCAACCGCGGTCGCGGCTGCGTTCGGCCCCGTGCACAACCGCATCGTCGTGAAGGCGCTCGAATTCGGCAAGCTCGACGTCGACCCGGTCGAAGACGCAAAAAAGCCCTCTGCCGAACCCCAGGCCTCCGCTTCCTGATGTCGCTTGCGCTGCGGCTCGGCAAGACGTTGGCCGAGCTGTGCGAGCAGATGTCATCCGCCGAGCTGAGTCTCTGGATCGGGTACGACGCGGAATCGCCGGTTGCAGATGATCGTGCGGATCTGCATGCGGCGATGATCGCGGCGGCGGCGTTTCAGTCGCAGGGCGCAAAGGTCAAGGTGTCGGACATGATGCCAAGATGGTCCGGCGAGCCCGCGACGGCGGAGGGAGAGGAAGGGGGCGGCGATCCGTTTCAAGCCGCCCTGATGCGCATGGCGAAGTAGGCGAGAACACACTATGGCAACAAGCCTTCGCGAGCTGATCGTCAGCGTTACGGCGAATACGACCGAATACGACCGCCGCATGCGCGGTCTCTCGTCGACGGCCGGCTCGTATTTCAATGCGGTGCGCGACGGCGGGCGCACTGCGGATGCGGCGTTTGCCTCGAACGCCGCGAGCGTGCAGGTCACGGTGCGCGCGCTCGACGCGGCGCGCAGTTCGATCCGCGAGTACGCACAAGCCGCCGCAGCGGCGTTCGGCGTGCATCAGTTGATCGAGTACGCCGACGAATGGACGAACCTGAGCAATCGCCTTCGGATCGTCACGCGTGACCAGATCGATTTCGCGATTGCGCAGAACGACGTGCTGCGCATCGCGCGCGACACACGGCAACCGCTCGACGCGACAGCCGAGCTGTATCAGCGGATCGCAAACAACGCGTCGCATCTCGGGTTGTCTATCAAACAGGTCGGCCCGCTTGTCACCACGATCAGCAAGGCGGTCGCGTTGTCGGGTGTCTCGGCAGATACTGCTCGTATGGGGCTCGTGCAGCTTGGACAAGCGTTCGCGGCGGGGCAGTTGCGCGGTCAGGATCTGAATAGCGTGCTCGAAGAGTTGCCGGGTGTCGCGGATGCTATCGCGCGCGGCATGGGCAAGAGTTCGGCGCAGCTCAAATCGATGGCCGAAGAGGGAAAGCTGACCGTCGGTAATCTCGTCGAGGCGCTGACGCGCGCGGCGGGCGGCACGGATACGCTGTTCGAGAAAGTGCAGACGACGGTCGGGCAGACGATGACGCGCCTGCAGACGGAGATCGTCAAGTATATCGGCGAGTCGGATCAAGCGACGGGCGCGAGCGCGAGGCTTGCGCAGGGAATCACGTACGTCGCAGAGCACCTCGACGGCATCGTGAAGCTCGGCGTGTCGCTCGCGGCCGGGCGGATTGCCGTGTACTTTGGGCAATCCGCAGTCGCGGCGACGCAGGCGGCGACAGCGTGGGTCGGCGCCCAGCGAGCGCTCGTCGAGGAGACGATCAAGCAACACGAGGCGGCGCAGGCAGCGCTCGCCAAAGCGCAGGGCGATCGCGCTGCCGCGGCGGCGAAGCTTCAGAACGCGCAAGCGGCGGAGGCTTCAGCGCAGGCCGAGCTCGCGGGCATGCGAGCGATGCGCGAAAGCCTTGCGATGCAGTCGGCGTTGACGGCTGGCTCGATCAAGTACACGGAAGCGAAGCTTGCCGAAGCGCGGGCAGTCGAGGCGACGGCGCAAGCTCACGTCGCAACGGCGCGCGCCAACGTCGCCGGCAGTCAGGAAATCGGCGCGCGCATCACGGGCACGCCCTACGCGGCGATCATCGCTCGCGAGACGGCAGCCGCACAGCAGGAGCTCGAGCGCGCCGAAGCGTCGCTCGCGCTCGCGCAGCAGCGGCGTACGGCGCTTGAGGCGGCAGCGAAGCAAGGCACGATCGACAAAGCGCGTTATACGGCGTCGCTGGCCGAGACGGACCGCGGCCTTGCGCAAGCCGAGCGTGATGTCGCGCTTGCCACGCAGGCTCGTGAGCGAGCGGAACGCGCGGCGACCGCGACCGCGGCGGGTCTGAAGACGGCGACCGAAAGCGCGGCGACGGCGCAGACGGCGCTCGCGCGTACGGGCACGATGATGCGCTCGGTTGGTTCCGGCTTGCTGGCGGCGGTCGGCGGCTTACCGGGAATTCTGGCGACCGTGGGCACGGTGGCGCTTGGGGCTGCCGCGAACTGGCTGCTGTTTCGCGACAACGCGAGCAGCGCGACGTCGAGTCTGATCGACATGCAGGCGCCGCTCGATCAGATCATCGACAAATATCGGCAACTGACGCCGCTGTTACAGGAATCTGAGCGGCTGCGCACGAAGCAAGAGGCGTCGCGGGCGGCCGATGACGCGCAGTCGGCATATCGGAGTTTGGCGACGCGGGCGGCGCAAAGTGTCATGGTGCCGACGTTTGGCGATGCGCCGTCGGTGGTCTCGGATGCCGATCAGGCAGCGCTCGATCGATTCCTCGCCGGCCTGGATCGCCTCAAGACGTCGAACCTCGGCGTCGACGAGAAATCGCGCGAGATCGGGCGACTGATTGACCGCTTCGTGTCGGCGACGAGCGGCGGCGAAGCGCTGCGCGAGGAACTGGTGCGCGCCGCGGGCGCGATCGACACGGCGGGCCTCGCTTCGCAGAAAGGCGCACAGGCACTCGCTGCAATGGATGCTGCGGCAAGGGGGGCCGCCGAGGGCGTTCGGCTGCTTTCTGACGCGAACAACTTCTTCGCCGGCGGAATGGCATCGGAGGCGTGGGAGAAATATGTCCACAAGCTCAGGGAAGAATCCGACGTCATCGGTATGACGGCCCGCCAGAAGGCCGAGTACGAAGCGCGGACGAAGGGCGCGAATGATGCGCAGGCCCGCATGGCCGGCCTCGTCGCCGGACGAGCGGACGCATACAAGTCGCTCGAAAAAGCGATTGCCGACAAGGATGCGAAAGCCGCAGCGGGGGCGCGAACCAACATCGACAATCTGACGCGCGAGCTCGCGCTGATGAATCAGCAGATGGTGGTCGCGAAGGCGCTTGAGGAGTTCCAAGCCGATCTGTCGAGCAAGAAGTTCGAGAAATTCGGCTTCAATGCTGACGCAGCTCGCGCCGCGGCCGCCGCGCGCGGAAAGCAAGCCTTCGACGAGACGGTCGCCTCTGCCGCTGCACAGACAGCACGTGTGTCGACCAACGCGGCAGCGGCTCGCGCGGCGAAGGGGGGCGGTGTTCATTCGCTGGAAAGCGAGCGCATGCTCGACAACATCCGGCAGCGGATCGCGCAACTGCGCGTCGAGGCGGTCGCAACCGACAAGCTGACGCAGTCGCAAAAGGATCTCCTCGCGTTCGATCAAAAGGTGACGGATCTGCGCAGCAAGCGCAAGAAGCTGTCGGACGACGACAAGAGCCTACTTCGCGATCAGCAGGCGATTCGCGGGATGTACGAGCAAGCGTCGCAACTGGAAAAGGAGGTGCGCTATCGCGACGCGATCAACAGGCTGAAGGAGCGCAGTGCGCAGATCGACGCGGAGCTCGGCGACTACGCGGCCGAGCGTCAGCGTGACGTGCAGCGCGAACTCGGGGCGATGTCGATGGGTGACAACGCGCGCGAGCTGAATCAGGCCATCAATCGCGTGAGCGACGAGTTTCGCCGTCGACGGGACGAACTGACGAAGGGCGCGCGAAAGGACGGCACGCTGGGTTCGCCCGAGTACATCGCCGAGATCGAGCGCATCAACACGGCCGAGGCGGAGCAGGTCGCGCGCGAGCGCGGCTATCTCGAGCAGCGGCTCGCGTTGCAGGCCGACTGGCGCGTCGGCGTGAAGCGGGCGATGGCGGTCTATCAGGAATCCGCGCAGAACGCAGCGCAGATGGCCGAGGAGGCGCTGACGAGTTCGTTCCGCAATGCCGAGGATGCACTCGTGTCGTTCGCGGCGTCGGGCAAGCTCAATTTCCGCGGACTGATTGACAGCATGATCGCCGACCTCGCGCGGTTTTCGGCGCGTGCGGCGATGTCTCAGGTGTTCGGAGCGATCGGCTCCGCTTTGGGATTCGGCGGTGTCTCTGATGCCGTCGGCGCGCTCGGTGGTGCGGCAAGCGCGGCTGTCGGCTCGAACGCCTACGGCTTTCATCTCGCGACGGGCGGGGCGGTGTGGGGACCGGGCACGTCCACGAGCGACAGCATCCCGGCGCAGCTTTCGAACGGCGAGTTCGTGGTCCGCGCCGCAGTGGTGTCGCAGCCGGGCGTGCGCGCACACCTTGAGCGATTGAACGCAGGGGGGCGATCCGGCTTCGCGCGATTCGCCGCGGGTGGGCTCGTTGGCGGGAGCGCGGGAGGAGGGGATTCGCCGGCGCGCAACGGCGGGATCTCGGTCAGCGCGCCAGTTTCGATCGAGGGCGGATCGTCGAACCCCGCGAGCCTGATCGCGGTTGGGGAATTCCGAAAGATGCTGGAACAGATGATACGCGAGCTCATACAACGTGAACGCCGGCAGGGCGGAACCTTGTGGAGAGCGCAAAACGGGATTGCAGGATGAAAGACACATTTGAATGGCCGTCGACGGTACAAGGGCACGGCGGCGATACGACGCTGCGTGTGCGCAAAGCCCAGTTCGGCGACGGCTACACCCAGCGGGCCGCGGACGGCCTGAATAATCGCGAATCGACATTCAATCTGCGGTTTGTCGGTAACGCGGCGAAGGTTGCCGCGATCATCGATTTCCTCGATCGGCATGCGGGCGCGGAGTCGTTCTACTGGACGCCGCCGCTTCGCGCCCGCGGACTCTTCGTCTGCGAAAAGTACTCCGAGCCGATCAAGAACGGCGCCGTCTACACGATGACGGCGCAGTTCGAAGAGACGTTCTCTGTATAGGAGTTCAGATGTCGATACTTCAAAAAATCGTCTTGGGCGAGCCACCCAGCGGAAGTGGCGGCGACAACAACCGCGTCGCGCACATCAAGACGAACGAGAATTTCGGTGTAGTCGAACGTTCGACTCCGCTCGATCTCAGGTATCTCAACGATAGTACGAACCTGACGCCGGACGATATCGGAAAGCGGTTCGGGATTTGGATGGCCGAGCCGGGAAAGGAAGTCGGGTTTCCGCTCGCTTCGTCCGTGCCGCCAAATTCCTGTATTCACTTGTTCAACGTTCAGGGAAGGGTCGTGATCAAGTTTCAAGCCGGCGACCTGTCTCAACTGAACGTGCTGAATGCCGGCGACTGGGTGAAGTACGTGTCGGACGGTGTGAAGAACTGGCACGTCGCCGAGCGCGGTCGAATGATGTGGGACGAGGTTGTCGGCGGCAAGCTGACGGTAGGCGGCGATCTGTCTGCGGCGGTTCAAAGCGACGAAGGCCACCTTGTGCTTGGCAAGATGCCCGGCTATTTCTACGGAAATAGCGGGTCGGTGGGGTGGTGGTCTTTAGACGCCGGAGGATCGTACCAATACCTACTCAGCGACCATACGTTTCGTGTCAACGACGAGGTAGTCGCAGTGTGCGACAAGGGGAACGCTCTTCGATTCGACTGGGGGAAGAAGACGGCTGGCCAGCTCGGGGCGACGGTCGACGGAAAATACCTCGGCTATCTCTGGCACAGCGGTAACCTTGCACAACCGATGACGCTTGACACACCGCAGTACGTCGGGACGAAGAAGACGTTTACGCAGGCGCAGGAAATCGCCGTCGGTGCCACCGGGCTTCATACGCAAGCGTCGCTATACCTGAACGGGATGGGCGGCCTCAGCTATCTTGGATTCTCCGGGTTGAACAACACAGTTGGCGCGCAGTTTCGGATTTCCAGCAACACCTCGGTCGCCGAATTGCAGTGCGTCAACTACAACGCTACAACGTTCGGGGTGTTGACCGCTTCGAATTTCAATCAGGCGTCCGATCGTGCTTTCAAATCCGATATCCAGACGCTTGAGAACGTAATGGCGCGGCTGCGCGGTAAGCGGGGCGTGACGTTTCTGCAAAAAAGCAGTCCGGAAGCGGGGCGACAGGCTGGCGTCATCGCAAACGAGTGGTGGGATTTCCCGGAACTGCTCGGCGAGGGGCCCGAGATCGACGAGGACGGCGATTTCATCGTGCGTCAGTACGACGAGAGCGGCAAGGAAATTTTCGGCGAGAGCGGGCCGTCGAAGGGGCGGCCGTCGCTGACCTTCCGTTACACGAATGCCGTTGGCGTGCTGTTGGCCGGCTTGCTCGAGACGGATGCGGCGTTACAGGACGCGCTCAGGCGGATTGCGGAATTGGAGGCGGCGAAGTGAGTGTAACGGCAGACGTCCAGCAGCTGGAGCCGGGCCGTCTGATTGAGTTTTTCGAAGTCGACTGTACGGAAATCGGCGCCGACGTGCTGCGCTTTCATCGGCATCTTCAGTCGACGTCGATCGTATGGCAGGGGCGCGAGTACAGGTCGTGGCCGATTCAGGCCACCGGCTTCGAGCAGACATCCGACGCGCAGCAGCCATCGCCGACGCTGCGGGTGGGTGACATCAACGGAACGATTTCGGCGCTGTGCGTTGCGCTTGGTGATCTCGTCGGCGCGAAGGTGTTCCGGCGCCGGACACTCGCGCGCTACCTCGACGCCGTGAACTTTCCGGCCGGCAATCCGACGGCGGACCCGAACGAAGAATTGCCGCCGCAGCAGTGGCGGATCGAGCAGAAGAGCGACGAGCAGCCGGGATTGCACGTCGAATTCACGCTGTCGTCGCCGCTCGACTTTGGCGGCCAGCAACTGCCGAAGCGGCAGATCATTTCGATCTGCCAATTGGGGTATCGCGGTCCCGAGTGCGGCTATATCGGTGCGGCGTGTTTCGACAAGGACGACAACCCGGTAAGCGATCCCGCGCTCGATCGATGCAGCAAGAAGATCAGCGGTTGCGAACGTCGATTCGGTGTGAACAACCCATTGCCGTTCGACGGCTTCCTGTGCGACACGATGGCCTGACGCACGAACCAATTTTGATATGAGGACCCGCCACACGGCGGGTTTTTTTATGGACGAACAGATCAAGAACGCTATCGCGGCGCACGCGCTGGCCGAGTACCCGCGCGAGTGCTGCGGGCTCGTTGTGAAGACCGAGAGCGGCGAGATATACGTGCGCTGCCGCAACCTCGCGGCCGCACCAACCGACCAGTTCGCGCTCGCAGCGGAGGACTACGCAGCGGCCGAAGACATGGGCGAGATTGTCGCTCTCGTTCATTCGCATCCCGGCGCATCGGCACAGCCGACCGACGAGGACCGCACGATGTGCGGGCGCAGCGGCATCGCGAAATGGGTGATCGTGTCGCTCGGCGTGCAGGCCGATGGCTCGATCGGCATCGACGACTGGTGCGAGTTCAAGCCGGCCGGCTACGTCGCGCAACTGATCGGCCGCCAGTTCGTACATGGCGTGCACGACTGCTACGCGATCGTGCGCGACTGGTATCTCGCCGAGCGCGGCATTTCGCTACCCGACTTCGAGCGCGAGGACGAGTGGTGGAACGACGGTCGGTCGAACCTCTATCTCAACCACTATCAGGACGCAGGCTTTCTCGACGTCGGCCGCGACGTGACGTTGCAGGTCGGCGACGTGTTGCTGATGCAGATCCGCAGCAAGAACGGCGTGCCGAATCACGCGGGCGTGTATCTGGGCGACGGACAGTTCCTGCATCACATGCACGGCCGTTTGTCGGCGCGCGCGGTGTGGGGCGGGATGTGGGTTGATTGCTGTACGACGGTGCTGCGCTACGTGGGAGACAGAAAGTGAGCGAGACGCTTCGCACGCTAAGGCTGTACGGCACGCTCGGCGTGCGTTTCGGACGCATTCACCGCCTTGCCGTCTCGTCGACCGCAGAGGCGGTGCGGGCGTTGTCGGTGCTGATTCCCGGCTTCCGCGCGTTCCTGACGTCGTCGCGCGACGCCGGCTTGACGTTCGCCGTGTTCAACGGTAGGCGCAATCTCGACAAGGACGAGCTTGAGCACCCGGTCGGGCGCGACGAGATCCGCATTGCGCCGGTGATCGTCGGCAGCAAGCGCGAGGGGCTCTTCAATACGATTCTCGGCGCCGCACTCGCCGCGGTTGGCGCGGTAGCGACGTTCGGTTTCGCTCAGCCGTGGGGCACGTCGCTGATGGGGCTCGGGGCGTCGATGGCGCTGGGCGGCATCGTGCAGATGCTCAGCCCGCAGCAGGCCGGCCTCGCGGGCGCGGCCAACAACGGCACGTCGTACTACTTCAACGGACCCGTGAACAGCGCCGCACAGGGTGAGCCGGTGCCGCTCGTTATTGGGGAAATGATTGTCGGCTCGAAGGTGGTCAGTTCCGGGATCTATGCGGAGGATCAGGTTTGAAAAGGCTTCATGCTGAAGGGGGGCTGAAGCGGATCTACGGCGCGAAGGGCGGCGGCGGCGGCGGTGGCAGCAGCGAATCGCCTGACAGCCTGCATTCGATTGCGCGCGCGAAGGTGCTCGACGTGATCTCGGCGGGGCCCATCGTGGGGCTGGTGAATGGCCTGCAGTCGGTCTATCTCGACGGCACGCCGATCCAGAACGCGGACGGCTCGCTGAATTTCCAGAACTACACCGTCGACGCGCGAACCGGCACGCAGGATCAGGACTACATCCCGGGTTTTCCGGCCGTCGAGCGTGAGGCCGGCGTCGGCGTGCCGCTGACGTCCGACGCGCCGTGGGTGCGCCAAATCCAGAATACGCAACTGACTGCGGTGCGCGTGCGCTTCGGTGTGCCGGCGCTACAGCGTCAGGACACGTCGAACGGCAATATCACGGGCTATCGCGTCGACTATGCGATCGACTTGTCGGTCGACGGCGGGTCGTATGCGCAGGTGCTGGCCGGTGCGTTCGACGGCAAGACGACGTCGCTCTATGAGCGCTCGCATCGGATCGAGCTGCCGCGCGCAAAAAATGGTTGGTTGATCCGCGTGCGCCGCATCACGCCGAACGCGCACACGGCGACGATCGCCGACGCGATCAACATCGAGGCGATTACCGAGATCATCGATCGGAAGCTCCGCTATCCGATGACGGCGCTTGTCGGTATGACGTTCGACGCACGTTCGTTCTCGAGCGTGCCAGTGCGTTCGTATCACGTGCGAGGGATGATCTTCCGAGTCCCGACAAACTACGACCCGGAGACGCGTACGTACTCGGGCACATGGGACGGTACGTTCAAGGCAGCATGGACGAACAATCCGGCGTGGGTCTACTACGGCCTACTTCTCGACAAGCTCAACGGATTGGGCGACCGTGTCGATGCTTCGATGGTCGATAAGTGGGCGCTGTACGCAATCGCGCGTTACTGCGACGAACTCGTGTCCGACGGGAAGGGCGGCAAGGAGCCGCGCTTCACCTGCAACTGCGTGCTTCAGACGCGCGCGGACGCATTCAAGGTCATGCAGGACCTTGCAAGCGTGTTTCGCGGCATTTCGTACTGGGGCGCCGGGTCGGTGGTCGCGTCGGCCGATATGCCGTCCGATCCGGTCTACCTGTACACGGCCGCGAATGTCGTCGGTGGTTCATTCAAGTACGTCGGCAGCGAACGCAAGACGCGTTACACGGTCGCGCTCGTCAGCTACAACGATCCGACGAACCAGTACAAGCAAGCTGTCGAGCCCGTGCAGGACGACGACGGGATCGCGCGATATGGCGTCATCAAGACGGAGGTCACGGCGTTCGGCTGCACGTCGCAGGCGCAGGCGCACCGGCTCGGGCGCTGGCTGCTGCTGACGTCGCGGTACGAGACCGGGACGGTGTCGTTTCAGGTCGGGCTCGACGGGACGCTTTGTGCGCCGGGACAGGTGATCGCCGTTGCCGACCCTAAGAAGGCCGGCCGCCGGATCGGCGGGCGCATCCGCGCAGCGGCCGGCGAAAGGATCACGCTCGACAAGGCGCCGACAATCGCCGCCGGCGATCGCTTCACGGCGATTCTGCCGTCGGGTATTGCCCAGGCGCGCGCGGTCAAGTCGGTCGACGGCGACACGGTCACGCTCGCCGAGCGCTTCGACGCCGATCCGGTGCCGGGCGCTGTGTGGATGATCGAAAGCCGCGAGCTCGCGGCGCAGCAGTATCGCGTGGTGAGCGTGCAGGAAAGCGACGACGACGGCCAGATCGTCTACACGATCAACGCGACGCAGTACGAGCCGGGGAAGTACGCGGCGATCGACGACGGCGCACAGATTCAGCAACGGCCGATCACGATCGTTCCGCCATCGGTGCAGCCGCCGCCGTCGAACGTCCGCCTCTCGACATACTCGGTGGTCGATCAGGGCATTTCGAAAACAACGATGGTGATCGCGTGGGATGCAGCGAACCACGCGACAAGCTACGTCGTCGAATGGCGGAAGGATAACGGCGAGTGGGTGAAGGTGCCGTCGACAGGCGGCCTGCAGGTCGAGGTGCCGGGAATCTATCAGGGCAAGTACCTCGTGCGGGTGCGCGCCGAGAACGCGCTCGGCGTGACATCGATTCCGGCGTACGGCGTCGATACGCAACTGACCGGGAAAACCACTCCGCCGCCGTCGGTCGTGTCGCTGACTGCGGCGGGCATCGTGTACGGGATCGATCTGAAATGGGCGTTTCCGGGTGACGGTTTCGCTGGCGACACGCAGCGAACGGAGATCTGGTACAGCCGCACGCCGAATCGCGACGACGCGACCAAGTTCTCCGACTTCGCGTATCCGCAGGCGTCGACGTCGTATCAGGGGCTCGCGGTCGGGCAGGTGTTTTATTTCTGGGCGCGCCTGGTCGACACGTCCGGCAACGTCGGGCCGTGGTTCCCGGCGAAGGGGCCGGGCGTGCAGGGGCAGCCGAGCACGGATCAAAGCGACTACGAGAAGTACTTCGCTGGGCAGATCGGGAAGTCGGCTCTCGGTACGGACCTTCGCGAACCGATCGACCTGATCACCCCGCCAATGGCCGGCGATGCGACGATTTACGCGGGCGACGAGACGCTCAATGCTGGCGTCTGGTCGTTGCAAGCGGCGATTGCCGAGGGCGACATGGCGGTCGGGAAAAAGGTCGACACGGTCGCGGCACAGATGCGCTCGAGCTCGCATTTGTTGAGCGCCGCGGTGCAGAAAGAGACGATCGCGCGTGTTGAAGCAGATCACGCGATGGCTCAGGACATCACGACGGTGCAGGCGCAGGTGGACGACAACGTGGCTGCGGTGCAAACCGTTGCGAAGTCCTACGCCGACCTGAACGGACGTGTCGCGGCTTCGTATCAGATCAAGGTACAGACGACCGCCGACGGCCACAAATACATGGCGTCGATCGGTGTGGGCATCGACAACGAAAACGGCGTCGTCGAATCGCAGGTGCTCGTGTCGGCGAAGCGGTTCGCCGTGATCGACGAGGACGGCTCCGGTGTGATCGGTGCGCCGTTCGTCGTGCAGGGCGGGCAGGTGTTCTTGCGTCAGGCGCTGATCGGTGCGGGCTGGATTACGAACGCGATGATCGGCAGCTACATCCAGTCCGACAACTACATCGCGGGGCGGCAGGGATGGCGGTTGGATAAGACCGGTTGGTTCGAAATGAACGCAGCGGACGGCAGCGGAAATCGGCTTGTGATGGATGGTAGCAGTGTCCGTGTCTACGACGGCAACGGCGTACTTCGCGTGCGCATGGGGATGTGGTAATGGCGACAGGGCTTCAGATTTTCGACGGCGCTGGTCGGGTCATTCTCGATGCAAGGTCGCGTGCAGGGCGAGTCGTCGGTATCGCGTGGACAGGTGGGGGGGATGGAAGTGTGGCAGCGGACATGTCCGGCGGGGAGCCATTCTGGTCGTTCATGCCCGCTCACATTTTTTATCGAGTATCAGGCGCCGAGCCATCCCCGATTATTGCGATCGACAGGAACGGCTTGAGCTGGCGGTACAGCGGCAATACGAGTGGGTCTAATGCGTACACGCAGGTTCCCGGGTGGATAGTTTATGGAGTTTATTAATGCCGGCAGGATTTCAGGCGTTTACGGATAGGGGCGTGTATCAAATCGATGGATTGACGCCGAATTACCAAATGGTGCAGGCGATGTCGGCACAGTCGGTGGATACATCGCTGCGCCTCGCGGTCAACGATGCATGGAAACCATTCAATGTGACTCTTCCCAGTGTCGCGTTTACGTTCAATGCAACGGCAGGTCCGATGTACGGCGTATATGCGTCAGATGGTGTTGGCATCACGGTTTGGAGTACCGATGTTAACGGGGCTACATACACCCTGAGATTTGTAACGGAGCGACCGTGCACCGTGTATTTTTTTCAGTTCGATCAGGTGCCGCCGTCGTCTGGAAATTTCGGGCTTCAGGTATTCAATGGGCAAGGGCGCCTCATTGCTGATTCATCCAAACCATTTCTGCGCGTGCTCGACGTTATCTACAACGAATATGTTTCTGGGGATGGGTGGATGGTAGCTGGTGCTCCGAGCCCGCCGTGGGACTCTCGAGCATACGGCGTTCCAATCATCGTTTCGGGAATTTATCCGGTCCGTCACGCGTGGAGCTATGACCCTGGGGGCGTCGAGTTGAGTTCAATTCGCGTGAGCGGGAACAGTGTTTCGTGGGGGACAACAATGTACGGAGGTGGCCGAAAGCCGAACTTGGCAGGATTTCGAGAGCAGTGGCATTCGCGCTTCATGGTGCTGGATGCGACGGGGATTGTGTGATGGGCCGCCAATTGGCGGCCCTTCTTTTTACGGGGCAGGAACGGGGAGCGGTAATGCAAGAGCACGAAAAGACGATTCTGGAGTTGATTCTCATGGGCGGGCTGATTGGCATTGCGAAAGTGTTGGTGGGTAGCGAGCAACTGACGTTCCGGCTTGTGGCTGGGCGTGCCGTGCTCGGTTCGGCGACGTCGATGGTCGCGGGTCTTGCGCTGTTGCAGATCCCTGATCTGCCGCCGATCGCGTTGCTCGGCCTGGGTAGCGCGCTTGGCATCGTCGGGTCGCAGTACCTCGAAGTGCTGCTGCGCCGGAATGCCAAACGAATGATTGCGGGGAAGTGAGGATGACGAATCTGACAGCACATTTCACGCTCGAGGAATTGACGGCGAGCGACACGGCGCGCCGGCGCGGCATCGATAACACACCGTCGGCCGCCGTCACGGCGAACCTGCGCAGGACGGCCGAAATGCTCGAGCGCGTGCGCGACGTGCTCGGCGGGCGACCCGTGCGCATCACCTCGGGCTATCGAGCCGCGGCGCTAAATCGCGCAGTTGGCGGCGTTCCGAGCAGCGCGCATCTGTCGGGTCTGGCCGCCGATTTCGTCTGTCCGAAAATCGGCACGCCGCTCGACATCTGCCGGGCGATCAGGGCGTCGCCGATCGAATTCGACCAGCTGATTCAGGAGGGCACGTGGGTTCACATCGGCCTTGCGCCGATCGGGGCGAAGCCGCGTCGACAGGTGCTGACGGCATCGTTTGGCTCGACGAGCACGACGTACTCGGAGGGGATATGACCTGGCTCGATCTGCGGGTTTGGTTCGCGATCGTCGCGGCGGTGGTCATCGGTTCCGCGGCTGGCTATTTCAAGGGGCATCGCGACGCCGACCAGTCGCGCACCGTAGAAACTCAGGCGCAGCGAATTCGCGAGCTCGTCGTCGAGCGCGACGAAAGCGACCGTATCGCGCGCCAACAACAGGGGAATGCCGAAAATGCTGCGAAACAACGTGAACAGGCTCGCGCTGCTGCTGATGCTGCCGATGCTGCTGCTAACAGCCTGCGCAAGCAGGTCGCCGAGCTTGTCGCCGGAATGCATGATCCCGGCGCTCCGGCCGGAAGCGCGGCAGCCGGCGGCGCCCTCGATCTGCTTGCCGACCTGTTCGGCCGGGCTGACGAGGCTGCGGGAGAGTTCGCGCGAATCGCTGACGACCGAGGCGTTGCCGGGCGGCAATGCGAAAGCGACTACGACGCGCTGACGGCCGCAGTGCCGCGATAGAAACAGGGCGACAGAGGGTTGTGCGGCAACACGCCCCTCTGTCGCTATTCCACTGTCTGAGCCAGTGAATCGGCCAAGGCCCTGCTTACCTACGTAGGCGGGCCGGATTCTACATCAAGTTTAAAAACGGCTTTCACAATGGCAAATCCCATCATCCCTTGGATCGGCGGCAAGCGTCGACTCGCGGACCACATCATCCCGCGCTTTCCGAAGCACGACTGTTACGTCGAGGTGTTCGCGGGCGGGGCGGCGCTTTACTTCATGCGACCGCCGGCCAAGGTCGAGGTGATCAACGATATCAACGGCGAACTGGTGAACCTGTATCGCGTCGTTCAGCACCATCTCGAAGAGTTCGTGCGTCAGTTCAAATGG